CTATCATTCAAGATGTAGGTAAAGCGTACAATAATGCTTATGTACTATGTGAGGTAAATGATATTGGTGATCAGGTTGCTTCTATATTATTCTATGACTTAGAGTATGAAAACTTACTCATGGTTGCCATGAGAGGACGTGCAGGTCAGATTGTAGGATCAGGATTCTCTGGTGTAAAAACACAGCTGGGTGTCAAGATGAGTACAACAACCAAGAAGATAGGTTGCTCTAACTTGAAAACACTGGTAGAAGAGGACAAACTAACTTTCTGTGATTATAATATCATAAGTGAACTTACTACGTTTATTTCTAAGAAACAATCATTCGAGGCAGAAGATGGATGTAACGACGACCTTGCTATGTGTCTGGTTATATTCTCATGGTTAGTTGCACAAGATTATTTTAAAGAGATGACTGATTCTGATGTAAGAAAGAGAATATACGAAGAACAGAAAAATGCAATAGAACAAGATATGGCACCGTTTGGTTTTGTGAGTGATGGTTTGTGGGATGAAGAGGATACTATTGATAGTGATGGTGAGAGATGGAAGAAGGCAGATGAGTATGGAGATAGATCATACATGTGGGAATATAATGGATGATTACACCTAAGTGTTTAGATAAGTGGGGGTTCTTGGGGTGGAGTGCTACTGGGTACTTACTGCCATGCTGTTGGATGGATCATGAGAACATGGATCTTATACCAGAACTTGTTCAGGAAAAATTCAAGGTAGAGAATATAGATTCAATTGATGATATAATACAATCAGAGGAGTGGCAATCTTTTTTTGATACTATAAAAAACAATCCAGAAAATGCTCCTAATGTTTGTCATCATTATTGTGGATCATGTACGGAATCAACTTAGACATATCTAATAGATGCACTAATAAATGTCCTGGTTGTGCTAGAGAAAAATTCAAACATGTACCTGGTTCTGATATTACTCCATCTGATATGGAGAAGATTACAGACTTCTTTGAAGCAATAACATTTTGTGGTCAGGTGTCAGATCCTACACTACATCCTAAGTTTCATGAGTTGTTAGCAATATGCATAAAGAAGAATAGAAAAGTAGTCGTGCAGACTGCAGTGGCAGTAAAAAATAAAATGTGGTGGACAAAATCTTTTATGATGTCAAGAGGTAAGCAAGTGGAATGGATCTTTGCTATTGATGGTCTACCACAGGATAGTAATAAGTACAGAGTAAATCAAGATGGAGAAAAATTATATGATATTATGTTGAGGTGTGCGTCTTTTGGTGTCAAAACACAGTGGCAATATATTGTGTTCAATTATAATGAAAAGGATGTTGATCATTGTAAGCGTATTGCTGAAGAACGTGGTATAAAATTTTTACAGATAACATCAGGTAGGTGGGGAACCGAAGTTTTGAAATCTCTACAACCTTCTAAAAACTATTCAGATATAAGTGGAGTTTCCGTTAGAAACTATACATAAATACTGGTTTTTCTAAATAGTTTCAGTCAAAAGTTATGGTACTGTAGGGAGTTAGGATGGCACTTCGATTAGCATCTCCAGGTATTTCAGTAAGAGAAGTTGATTTAACCCGTGGGGCTGTGGATTTCAGTCTAAACGTCGTTGCGGGTTTAGCTGCTCCTTTTAAAAGAGGACCTGTCAATGAAATTACTAGAATAAACAACGAGAAAGAATTAATAGATGTATTCGGCACACCTGGTGTCGGAACAACTGATAGGCATTACGAGTGCTGGTATTCAGCAGCAAATTTTCTTTCATACGGTGGAAAATTAGATGTAGTAAGATCAGCAGGTGGAGATCTAAACAATGCAAACGCTGGTGTGAACACCTCTGCATTGGGTGGTATCTACGGTAGTTCACTCAAAGTTGAGAACTACGATGATTGGAACAACAACAAACAAGACGACACAACTTGGTATTTCGCAGGTAAATATCCTGGCGACTACAACAACGGAGTAAAGGTAGCGATCATTGACAACTTCGCTGACCAAACCGTAACACCAACATTCACTGGTGGTGACATTAGTGCTGTTGTTGTTGGAGCAGGTATTACTCAAGCATTGACTGGAGTCACAGTCGGTGTTGGTACTACTGCTGCTGCAAGCGGAATTCTAAAAGGAATTGTTGCTGGTAAGTCTGGAACTACAGTTGATGTCAAGGTTGTAAGTACAGTTATTGGTGGTACAGAGACATTGGTTGACTATCAATCAAACTCACAGTTCGAGTTCAAAGACGGAACTGGTATTTACTTTACTAACGCTTCAGGAACAAACGTTGCTTCATCAGCAGGTGGATCTCCTTCACATGTAGTGGTTGATTGGTACGATCAGCAGAACATTCTTACAAGTGTGGCAGATGGTGGAACAGACCTAACCACAGTAAAATGGAGAGCAGTACTCAACAAGCCGAAAGACAGTAATTTTACAAGATCTAGAAACGGTAGAAACGACGCAGTAAACGTTGTGGTTGTAGATGTCGATGGTAAACTCACAGAGGAACCAGGATCTATCGTAGAGAAGTTTGGAAATCTATCCAAAGCATCTGATGCTCAAGGAATAGGTGGAGCACCAATCTACTATAAGAACTTCCTTGCATCCAACTCAGAGTACATCTGGTCTGGACAACATGTAACTGCTGCAGACGATGCACATCATGGTACAGTCGTCACAGCATCTGGTTATTCTTCTGGATTCACAGCAGTCACAGACGCAGCTGGTTCATGGGGACAAGAAGCGAGAAACAATAAGTTCTCCTCAATAGGTAATGCAGGTTATAAGTTAGAATCAGGAAGAGACTACACTGGAATTGGTCTTTACAATCCTCCACTAGGAGATATTCTAAATGCATATGATAAGTTCAATGATGACGTAAACAGCGACATCAGATTCTTATTACAAGGTAGTGCACACGGAAACCAAGCAGAAGAACAGGCGAAAGCAAACAAATTGATTTCGATCTGTGAGTTGAGAAAAGATTGTATTACATTCATCTCACCAAACAGAGCGTCAACAGTCAACGTTGCTGACCCTGCAGATCAACTCAAGAATGTATTAGGTTTCTTCGGTCCTGTCACAGCATCATCTTATGCAATATTCGATACTGGTTACCAGTACGTTTACGATAGGTTCAATAAGAAGTTTGTTTACATCCCAATATCAGCAGACATAGCAGGTCTATGTGTAAGGACAGATAGAGATCAGTTCCCTTGGTTCTCACCAGCAGGTTTGGTAAGAGGTGGACTAAACTTCACAGTCAAGTTGGCATTCAATCCTGGCCAAGATGCGAGAGATCAGTTGTATTCACAAAGAATCAACCCAGTTATCTCAAGACCTGGCGACGGTGTAATTCTATTCGGTGACAAGACTGCAATGGCAGTTGAGAGTGCATTCGATAGAATCAACGTTAGAAGATTGTTTATCACACTTGAGAAATCAATAGAGAACGCTGCTAAGTCAGTGCTCTTTGAACTCAACGATGCTGGAACTAGACAAAACTTTGTCAATATCGTTGAACCATTCTTACGTGATGTACAAGCAAAGAGAGGTATTCAAGACTTCTTACTTGTTTGCGATGACACAAACAACACACCTGATGTAATTGACCGCAACGAGTTCCTTGCTGACATATTCATCAAACCAGCAAGATCAATTAACTTCATTGGTCTAACATTTGTTGCTACACGAACTGGAGTATCCTTCAGTGAAGTTGTAGGAACTGTGTAATAGGAGACCCACACAATTATGGCATTAGACAGAAACATTTTTTCAATACCAAACAATGAAAGGTCAATTGACTCTTTCAAGTCTAGGTTGGTACAGGGTGGTGCTCGTCCAAACCTTTTTGAGGTTGAGATGGACTTCCCTTCAGGTGTAGGTATTTTCGATGAAGAGATTGAAAATACAAGACACAGAATGATGATCAAGGGTGCTCAGTTACCTGCATCAAATATCGCTGAAGTTGTTGTTCCTTTCAGAGGAAGACAACTCAAGGTAGCAGGTGATAGAAGATTCGATCCTTGGACAATCACAGTAATCAATGACGGTGACTTCAAACTCAGAGAAGCATTTGAGCGTTGGTCAAACTTTATAGTAAAAGTATCTGACGGATCTGGTACTATAAACCCATCTGATTACTCTTCT